ATTGGCTTTTGATTTCGTTAATGTTGAAAGCCATTATTCATTTCTCCTTTGAATTAGTATTTATTAGAACTGTCCAACGACTTCTGTGAACTCTACGCCCGATCTAACCGCAACGAAGTTCAATTGGATGAAGTTGATAGAACGTGCTGGTTTAATGTAGATGTCTCCAATAAATTGGTTAGCATCAACTACTGCGGCTGTATTGTTAGTCGCATCAACTACAACCCTAAAGTCGTATATACCACGTCTACCTTGAACGTCCCGCAAGAATGGCTCGACCAAGTTCTTAAACTGCGCTCTTGTGAACTCATCGTTGAATTCAAATAGAGTTGACTTAGCGGCTACACCGATAGCTTTCTCTAGTACAATAAACAATCTACGAACATTAATTCTATCAAACGCAGATGCCGCTCCGGCATTAGTCTTGTCACCGAACAATACTGTTCCTTGACCTGGCTGAGTGATTACTGGGTTAACGTTATGCTTATATAGTAAATCTCTCTGGGCTTTGGTTGCATTAAGCTTTAGCTTGACTACGTTCTTAACTTGACCTCTGTTGTATCCAGCAGGTGAGAACCATGGGTCTCTAACATCGTCAGTTCTAGCACAGATACCTGCAATGTCACCATTGAGAGGAATCCAACGATAAACATCAGAGTACTTGTCGTACTGATACTTATATCCACTATCGATAACTGCGAATGTTGTAGCTGTTACAGTTTTAGCAAAATCTACAATATTCTGTGCTGTAGCATCATCTTGCTCTGGGCTTACAAATAATACGCAATCTTTACGAACATCGCAAATATTAGCAATGATGTAGTTAGCAAGAGTTACACCTATACCTCTACCTTGAAGAATCAAAGAGATGTCTACGTCAGCAGGATCTTTGAATAAATCATATCCTGGAGCAACCGTAGCTAGAGTAGCGTTGACTTCATCAGCGCCCTCTGCTCCACTTGTTAATGTTGCAGAACCGTATGTGATACCTGCAGCCGCTAAAAGCGCACTCTGAGCAACCGATACTGCAATCCAATTAGAACCTTGATCTAATACGTCAACGATGAAGTTCGTAGAACCATCTGTGTTTTTAGCAGTAGATACGCAGTTAATATTTTCCCATCGCTCGATAATAGTTCCAGCTGTGCCAGAAATCTTACCGTCAAAATCCCTAACAACTAAGTGAATTCCACCAGCTGTTGGACCTGCGTCAAATAAATCAGCATCGCCCCATTGAGACTTGAACTGTGCGGCATACTGAGTGTGGTTATTATAAGCAGTCTTAAATGTTATTACTTGTGTCCAGCTTGATCCAGATCCAGTAGCAGTTGCTAATGAAGCGACTTCTAGTAGAGTACCGTCTGAAAGTACTATGTTGTCTCCAGCTGATAAGAATGTAGATGCTCCGGCACTTGTGGGGAGGGCAGCAATCGAACCTGTAGTTGCTTGAGGTTCTATAGTTATTGTATAAGCACGAGTGGCAGGCTCAAAGTTTCCATCAGTACAATGAGATATTTTAATTGAATTACCTAAAAGACCTTTATATTTTGCATTAATGTTTGTGCTTGTAGCGGCAGCGGCTGTTCCATCGCATGTACGTACTACGAATAGTGCGTCACTGTATGCTAAGAAGTTTGCGGCTGAAAACCAAGTTTCATGGTTTGTCCACTGTGTAGTTAGGGCTGCATTGGTGTAGTAAGTGGCCGGTTTGCCGAAACGATCAGCAAGATCAGATTCAGATGTTACTAGAGTGCGTATATTTTCAGGACCCCAACGAAAGGTGCCCGCAATAGCTCCCTCTGTTGTCGATACAGCAGGAACGATATTTGTTAGATCGATTTCGCTGACATTCACGCCTGGACTTGTTTGAAAAGCCATCTCTTATTTCTCCTTGTTTATTTTGTAAGTTATAAACTTCTATTATTACTATATTTATAAAAACAGCGACTCAGCTATATTAGTACTGTAGCCACTGTCTTGTTCCTATGTTCTGTTCTTCGATGACATCCTCATCATACGTATTAAAACCAATTGGCAGAAGGCTTTCCATGAGTTCTTCTTCATTCCGTGATCTTAGTCTATCGATAGTATTTATATCTGTGACTTCCTTGAAAAACGCTTGATCCGTCATCCAGGCAAATAAGACTAAACACATGACAAGATCGTCATGACAGCCAGATTCAGCCTCGTATGAGTTTGCTTTCCTAGAGAATGTCGATAGCTCATTTATTGTTTGAAAGTCGTGTACACGCAGTTGATCCTGTTCTATCAACATCTTTAACATGTTACATCCTACCGCTTTAACAGACTTAGTTGTTCTAACTCCTTTATCTGCACCTTTACTGAATCCAGTAGTGATTCTTTTTCCTGATCTTCCAGCAGATTCCGTAAACATCATGGTCTCTACTTCAAATTCATAGTGTAAGATTTCGGAAACTTGCTCTCCGATGTCGTTCACTTCAATTAACGTATATGCTTCGCCGTACCTCTGTATACTTCTATATATGATTTCAGCGTAGTCAATTGGGGTAACTGTGTTGTCTCTGTAGACGCATACTTGGTTATAAGGCATTTCCGATACATCTATAATCTGAAAAGCGGAATAGTCTAAACCTTTGCCTCTAGCTACGTCTACTATACACACGTACACGTGGTCCTTGATAGGCTGTTCGTACACTTTTAAATGTTGCGTCTCTGCGATAGGCTTTACGTCTACCAAAGACTTTAACTTACTGCCCTCGATTAGTGTACCAGAACTACCTAAGAAGTTACACTCAAATTCCTGTGAAAACTTCTGCGTGTCAAAGTCCATTGCCTGCAGAGTCTCTTTCTTCCATGCTTCGTCACGTCCAGGAACTCTTGCCCAAGGCACTTCGATATACACATATCCGTTGCGGTCTTCTTTAGCGCCCATACATGTCTTGTAGAAATGATTGAGTCCGTTAGGTGTAGACGTGAACAAAATCTTTGTTGTATTACCAGATGATATTGTCGGAAACACAGAAGCAAAGAACTCGTCCCAGTTGTCTACAAATGCCGTCTCATCAATATAAAGGAACGATATAGACTTACCTCGAATAGCAGAACTTGATGTACTTCCTGCAATAATTTTACAACCGTTTTCAAATTCAACTGATCCTTTGTTCCATTCAATCACACCCTGTTGTAACCAAGATGGAAGTGCTTCATATGCTATCTTAATTCTGTCTAAAATCTCACGAGCCGCATCGCCTTTATTTGCTAAAAGCGCACATGTTTTATAGTCGTTAAAGAGTACGTAGTGTAGTATAATAGCAACAGCGGTAGTCGTTTTACCTGCCTGTCTTGAGGTGTTAACTGTGACCCGTCTATTGTAAGTAATAGCTTCAGCAATTTCTTTTTGATAATCGTACATCTTTATAGGAATCAATCCGTGATCCACGTGTACAATTTGAATATATTTCTCAGAGAAGTATATAGGATCTTTGGCGCACTTTAAAAACTCTGCAACCATCTCGTTAGTGAACTCGATAGGAGTTCCCTTACGTTTTAGATTTACGTTGCCGTTATAACCACGTTCTGATAAACTACTCACCTTTTCTCATGTCCTTCAATAACTGTTGTAACTCAGCAGTCGATCCGACGAATAGGTTATTATTAACTTTACCGTCAAACGTTTCCGCTTCTTTGGGCTTCTTTTTCTCAGACATTCCCACCAAATCTTTGTTAGCATCTACGAGCGTCTTCATTATAGTAGACACGACTTCATAGGCACGAGGATGCTCTGAGGCTTTAGCAACATCTAGCATCTGTTCAAGTGCCTCGGTCCCAGTCTCTATTATGTTATAGAAGTTTGTTCTTGCATAGTCATAGTCAATCTCTGCCCGATCATCATCTTTTTTGACCTTCTCTGGTAGAGATTTTGCTTCTACTACAACTTTACCCTCAATCACTTCTTCCATAGGAGCTAGTCCCAGGCTATCACTAATCTTATCAATCATTATGCATCCAATATTTGTACAATCTCTGCCCAATTGTCATCTACGTTAATCGCCGAGAAAGCTACTGTTTCAGCTATCTTGGTCGTTGCCACATTTGCGGCTGTTGATCCTGGTTGTACGTTTACTTGCTCTTCGGCAGTAGTTGCAGTCGTACTTGTGAATATATTTGCGTCTGTAAACTTAATCACTCTCTTAGTTGAGGTAGGACCAAAGTAGTATGCTTTCATCGTGAAGTTAAGTGTCCACATGAGAACTCTTCTAGTCTGAAAATCTCCTTCATATTGATCTTCAGTTGTAACGCTATTTAGGACAACTGGAATATCGACATAGAAGTCCATAGTGTCTATCATTTTAACGCTGACTGTAACATCAGGCTTAAAGAATGGTAGAATCTGTTCTAAAATTTTAGTTCCGTCTTCTGTGTACTTCGTCATGATATTCAACTGGAACTCTAAATCGTATGGAGCAGGAGTGAATAGTGATGTAAGTGAACTATCGTTGTCGCTAATAGACTTAGTTTGTCTGGTAGAAGATGGTAGTTTTCGTGAAGAGTTATATGTCATGCCAGTCATTTCAAATGACATTCTAGGCAAAGTAATAGCTGGTTGATCTAAATTAGGGTCTTGCTCTAGTCTAGCCAATAGCTTCTGCATAGGAGCATAGTTAATAGGCACAGTCATTCGCTGTTGCTCTACGCCTGCATTATCGCTTCTACCAATTTGAATATCGTTAAATAGTGTGCCGAATACGGCAACATATCTACGTGTTGTCTGATTATAAAATCTTTGTCCAAACATTAGAAGTTGTCCTCACCAAATGGATTGTTCTGACTAAAGTCGATTATGTTATCACCCAACGTTTCTATTGCTGTGTTGTCTGCAAAAGTGTCTATTAACGATACTGTATCTTTAGAAGCAGATATTGTTATAGTGTCGCCCATTCCAACAGTAGTGGTCTTAATATAATACCATGTGCCTGTGGACGTAGGTGTCCAAATAACCTTAGCGCCTGCGTTTCCAGGTGTACCAACTACGGATATTTCCGATGCTGGCACTGGAGCACCGTTTGATGGAGTAGTTCCAGTATATATTCTAAGAGGATGAGTTTCGTTTGATGTATGACTTTGGTCGAATGTTATGACTTCTCCCACACGTGCTTCTAGTTTAGGAGTATTAATTAGATCGCCCTTATCTTCTACATCTTTCAGAGAGAATACTGCACTTCTGACTTCTACTGTAAATGTGGTGCCTGTCATATCTCTGAATATGTTCTCATCATCGAAGTGATTATCTAATTCAGTTTGTCCCGTCGTAAATCTCTCGCCACTGTATTCGAATAGATCACACCTAAGATCGTATGTCTGCAATGATCCCATTTGATAGAAAATTGCTTCATGTTCTACGTGCTGTACAACAAAGTATTTTTTGTTTAAAGGAAGATATATGAGATCGCCTTCACGTGGTCGATTTATAGCACTATTCAAACCAACTTCTTGGTTATATGTTCTTTGAGCTATAGTTAACGTGATAGAATCCCGTATTTGTAGACCAAACTTAGATAAGAAATCTCCTTCTCCTTCAAATGAGTCCACGTTCTTAACGTACATCTCAACCTGATAAGCATCATCGAACGAAGACAAATCATCTTCGTTTAAGATATCATCTTTTGCGTTGATGGTCCTTGGAATAAACCAAGTATCAACTCCATAAATCTTTATAGACTCCACTACCAAATCTTCGATGAGATTCTGTTCCATCGAATTTTCATAGTTTTCGAAATAGAAGTTCTTAGCCACTTTATTACCCTATCATATCGACAACAGGAAGAGAGTAAGAAGACATCATTTCATCTTCTAATTGTCTTATCTCGTCCCGAGCATCATTTAAGATTTGTTCTCCGCTGAACTGAATGTTACCAGGCAAAGTCATGCCGTTAAATTTAGTTAGATTACTTCCCCATTGAAACTTAATTTTAGCTGCCGCATAGTTCTGAAGCCAACGGTCTTTGTATACGTCTGCATAAGTTGCGGGATCTACTATTTTATAGCACTCTGCTACTACGAAGTTTCCAACAGACATTTTAGCCCAATCCATATCGATGAACAGCTATTGATGTGTCGGTTGTATCTAATTGGTTGTTGACCAACAAGTAACTCTTCCATGAATTGCAAGTTCTGCATTGACATGTAGTAGTTTGTGAGATTGTAGCTGACCATCTCATGTATGTTGTTTAGTACGAATTGGTATTGAACGTTGAACATTCCGCTACCAGCAGTAATGCTTGATCCGACAGGAAACAAGTTAACAACGCCAATGATATTCTCAGGCACAGTAAGGTACTGATTCGTGATATCCGTTTGAGTAATCTCGTGCTTCAGATAAGTTTTCTCAGTACCATCAAAGTGGTAGTCCCAATAGTATGATAGAGCCTCATCAATGCGATCTTCTGCTTGATCAGCATCAACGTTGATCTCTATGACTGGCTTGCCTAACTTTCTTAGGCACCACTCTTTAAATTGCGGTCTTGTTGTTGGCTGTGCCATTTCTATCTTCCATAGTTAGTTTCTATAGTATTTATGCTTATCGTTTATGGCTTTGTAGGCCATGTAATATTATCAACATCAGCTTGATCTGTTATATCTCTTAATGCCTCTCTATATGTAACCCATGCTGTAGGAACTGATGTTCCAGCCTCTGCATGTTTGGTGACAATCCAATCGGTTTCTGCTAGAAGTTTATCTCTTTCTTTTCTAGCAGGTCTCCATTGCTGTCTTATGGTTGCGGCATCAATGTCTGCTTGTAGTACACCCGTCTCTAATAACCAATCTGACTGTGCAAATCCGATTTTCTCGCCGGAATCTAATATAAATTCTTCTTCTATAAAAAGTCCAGTATATGCATTTTCGTTTTCGTCAGTCATTATTGGTATACCTTAGTTGCTAAAGTGGCAGTAGTAGTTGCACTTAAAGTTGTCTGGTGGGGCGCACTGTACGTTTCTTGGTCTGCGGTGTGGTTTCCTATGTAAAAATTAGGTTCAAACCCTTCTGTTGTTATATTATATACGTATCCACCAGCTCTTAACATAACATAATTCATCATATTGTGAGCAGTACCACCAGCGGCTGCAATAGTTTGTCTGTATGTATAACTATGATGAGTAACAGTGAATACATGAGGATGACCACCCCAATCATTATTTCCACATACACACTCAAACTGTAAGCCTGCTTTATGTCCACCATGAACACTTGGACCGGTTGATGAGTAGGTTCTCGATATAATCATTCTTCTATGTCCCCAATGTGAAGTAGATCCAGTCCACCAAATTGGGAAGTATGTATCATGATAACCATCACCCTCAGATCCAACCGTAATAGAAGTGTGATACAGACCTGGTCGATCCGAAGCTCCTTGTAAATATGCCATTATTCTATTTCCTCCAAACTAAATTTGAACTTTTTACCACTCTTATTATTGATGATATATAAATGTTCTTCACCTTCTTGTATTGTCCAATTGCCTGTAGTTCCATCTACTTCATTGCCTTCTTCTTTACCTTCGTTTGAAAGATGTAAATCTCCAGTATAGACATTTCTCCACCGTAATGTCGCTGAGCCTAAATCAATTGCGTCATCGCTAACGGGATAAACATGATTGGTAAATTTCGCATCTGTGGCTGAAAGTACCAGTTTGGCTTGTGCGCTTACATATAATGAAACGCTCGTGTCGTATGCCGCTATCCGCGGATTATTACTCATGTTTTTATTAACAAACCCGCCATCACCTCTAATCTGGAAACCTTTAGTTCCACAGTTCATGTCTGCCATAGATCCTGATAAACTAAACCCGCAACTACTTCCTGACCCATCAGTGAATGAGACATTAGTTGCTAGAATTTCTCCAGCAACTTGTAGTTTTACCGATGGTAGTGCTACACCGATACCAACGTTGCCGTTTGGACGAATCCTCATTTTTTCAGATACTTGGGCATTGTTTGCACCGCCAGAAGCAGTAGTACCACTATGAGTATAGAATACTAAAGCACCTCCATTACTTACTTGATTATCATACACTGCTCCAATACGACCAATTGTCCAACCTTCGTTCCAAGCATCTTGTTGATATACTGAGTTCTGTGACCATATTGAGCTAAAATCAATCGTTGGACCTTCGCCAACACTATTAGTGGCAGCGGCTACTCCTACAACAGAGGTAGGTTTAGCATTTCCATTTTGATCAAAAGTATCTTCATAAAAATACCCTTTCAAACTAGAAACGACTCCCCCTACTGATACTGATTGATTAATAAGAAGATTTCCGCTATCGTTAAGACGCATCTTTTGAGTACGAGAATTGTTTAAGCCAGTGTTCCATCCTATAGTGTATCCAGCTTGGTGAGTAGAACCACCTGAGCTAGCCCAAAAAGATTGTTGTGAACCAAAATCTGATCCGCCGGCATTTCTTAAACCAGCGGATGAATAAAGAGCGCCAGCAGTAAGATTTCCTGACACATCTCCTACGCCATTTATGTCTAATTCTGTAGCTACAACTTTAGTATCAATATTAAACTGACTATTACTCATAAATGCTCTAGCAGTACCGCCTATAGCAAACCCTAAGTTGTCTGATGCAGACCTATAAATCCCTGTGTTCGGGTCATTTGCAAAAGACAATGAAGGTAAAGAAACAGTGCCGTCATTTGCTCCTATCGTCCCTGCAACAGTAAGATTGCCACGCAAAATATCAACACGTCCAAGATGATCTATTTTAATTGCTGTCTTTGACCCTGCGGAATAGTTATCAGTAGTTGAGAGGTACATTTTAGTACCGTAAGAACCATCAGATCGGGTGTATATTCCTGCTTGTGCAGTATTACCGCTTCCGCTATCACTAGCTCCAAACGTAAGTGCTGTACCTGCATGGTCTGTAACAGAGTCTGGGTCAAGATGAATAGTACCCTTTGCCGCTCCTTGAGCAGTCTCACTGTAAACAGCCCCACCATTTGCTGTAATTCCGTTGGCGCTGAGATTGCCTGCAAAGGTAGCATTTTGAGCATTATCAATTGTTAATGCTACTGTACCAGTAGTCTCTAGTGTCATAACTTCTGGACTGGAGCCGTGGTTATATTTTATTTTACCTCTAGCGGAGACGTTGTCGGAAAATAGTATTTCGCTTGTGCCACCAGCAGAACCATTTCCTATGTCAACTTGTGTACCCTTAATCGTTCCTGCGAAGGTAGCGTTTTTAGTTGAAAGGTCTAAGGAAAGTACGTCATTTGTACCTGTTGGTGAATTTGTTTTTCCAAAAAATAAACCATTTGCATTATTTACTATGTAGGCATCTAAATCTGTACCTGCTGTATCTTCAAAAAATAATCTTGGATAGTTACCTGATATTTTGACAGTTGATACACCTGAGCTAGTAACATCTAATGGTTTATTAAAGACAAACTTAGTACCACTATGTGCATATGTCAACGAAGCAGTTGCACCATCAATAGTTATTCCAGCACCATTGGCTGCGGCAGAATCGGTTGCACCACTAGCGAGAGTTAGGTTTAAGTCATCTACTGTTAATGTGGTCGAGTTGATTGTAGTTTGTGTGCCATCTACTTGCAAGTTGCCGGCGATGATAACTGTACCTGTATCGTCAGCGTGTGTCGCAGGGTCGATAGTGAATGAAGCAGGACCACGTAGATATCCAGTGAGTGTCGTGTTGACAGCAGTCGTATTGCCTGCTACATCTAAATCACCAGATGCGAAGAATTTACCAGTTGCATCAAAATATCCTGACGTAGCAGTCGTAGTTCCGTCATATCTACTAAAAAGTATTCTACCGTTAGCTGTATCATTCTGTGATGTAAGTGTAAGGTCACTAGCAGAATGATTTATAAAGGAACGTGTGTTTGTGCCATCAGAATCTTGAAGGGTAATTCTAGGAAAGCCACTTCCCTCTTGTATTAACAAATCTCCAGTAATAGTGCCATTGCCAACACTGGTAAAGCCATCCATATCTAC